ATGGAAAACCTGGGTAAAACCACAGGCAATACCATTAAAGGCTTTGGAGTATTCATTGCCGAGCTAAAGAAAATACCTGGACTTACCACATTAAAAGATATTGTGACCTATGGAAATATATTTAATACATTAGGTAAGTTAAACGAGATAAACTTGCAAGGCAAGTACCCAACTGCCGCAGCTAGAGAAACTCCTGCTATGGGTCGTATTGCAGCACAGCAAAGAAAACTAGAGGCTGCTGCATTAAAGAATAGCGTGGCATTACGCAAGGTTGAAAACGATCAACTAAAGAAAAAAACCGAGGTAGACAAACTTCAAGACAAGTTTGATTTAGAGCGCATTGGCTTAACAAAGGCATTAAACGAAACTACCGATGCTGAGACTAAATTACGTTTAGAAGCCAAAATAGCCATATTAGACAACAACGAGGCATTGGCCAAAAAGATTAACGCTGAGATGGAAGCTGCTAAATCCGTTACAGATTTATCTAGAGCTTTTGGTGGTGCTACAGCAGCCCTAGATGCAAACATCGCTAAATTAAAAATGTTGAGCGAGACAGTAATTGCCAAAATTAATCAAAGGACAGCAGAGGGTTCATACAACCCAACAGGCATAAGTGCGCCTGGTATTCAACAATTATTCCCAGCACCACAAGGGCCTTTAGGTAATATTGATTACACAGTGCCAATGGGTAGTGGTAATCCAGTTTATGCACCAAGTGTATCGGGCACTCCAATGTCTTATGCGGATATAAGACTGACTGTAGACACAGCAGTAGCAGGCGATAGATTCCAAGAGTTTATAGCCGATGCGGTAGCAGGCGCACAACGTAGCGGATATACCACAACATCTGCTGGGTCTTTAAATCCATGACCGTACCTGTAGTAAATGCTGTAATTAACTTTAGTACTGGCCCTAGTTTTGCTCAGGCGTTTATTATTGGGTCAGGCATCTTTGGCACAAACGTATTAGCAGATTCAAGTGCTGCGCCCATAATTGTAGATGTATCTAGCCAAGTTATGTCTGTACAAACCAGGCGAGGCCGTACCGCTTTATCAGATCAATTTCAGACTGGTAGTTTAACTCTGCGCATAGTCGATCAAAATGGCGACTTTAATCCACAGAACCCATCTAGCCCTTACTACACATATTTAAGTCCAATGCGCAAGGTGCAGATTACTGCCACTTATGGAAGCACTACCTATCCGATCTTTCAAGGTTTTATTACAAGCTATGTAACTACATACCCTAAAGATGCAGAAGATGTTGCATATACAACTATTCAAGCTGTAGATGCGTTTAGGTTGGCCAACAACGCCCAGATTAGTACAGTTACTGGTGCATCGGCTGGTGATCTAACTGGCACACGTATTAACCAGATTTTAGATGAGATCGACTGGCCTAACTCTATGCGTGATATAGACCCTGGCTTAACTACAGTGCAGGCAGATCCAGGCACTAACCGCACAGCACTACAGGCTATGACTACAATCGAAAACAGCGAGTACGGCGCATTATATGTAGATGCCAGTGGCTCGTTTGTATTCCAAGATAGATCAGTAACTGTTAGCTCTATCGGTGGAACGCCAACACTCTTTGCGGATGATGGCACAGGTATTGAATACAAAGATGCTAGTTGGGTGTTAAACGATGTATTAGTGTTTAATAAGGCCACAATTACAAGACTTGGTGGCACAGCACAGGTCGCCACAAATCAAGCATCTATAGATAAATATTTCTTGCACTCTTATTTCTTAAATGACCTTATGATGCAGACCGATGCCGTAGCCCTGGACTATGCCTTGGCTTATGTGGCATCTAGAGCTGAGACTAGCATTCGGGTGGATTCCATCACCCTTGATCTATACACGCCTAACTACAACGCAGGCATTTTGGCATCCTTGGAGTTGGATTTCTTTGACCCAATTACAGTATTAACCACCCAGCCAGGCGGATCGACTATAGAAAAGACCCTACAGATTTTTGGAGTGAGCCTAAACATCACCCCAAATAGTTGGAAAACAACCTTTACAACACTAGAACCGATCATAGATGGGTTTATAATAGGCAACGTAGATTACGGTGTCTTAGGACAAAACGTCTTATCTTACTAAGGAGCAAAAATGGCAACTGGATTTCCAGCCGCAACTGGCGATGTATTAACAGCAGGTATGTTTAATGGCTTGACTGCATTTACAGTAGGTACAGCAAACACTACAGATTACACAGCTGTGCTTGCAGACCAATATCAAGTATTGGAAGTTATGAACAAGGCAACAGCTATTGCGTTTAAGATTCCAACGAATGCATCAGTGGCATTTCCAATAGGAACAGCATTAACAGTGTTAAACATAGGTGTTGGTACTTGCACAATTAGCGCAGTAACACCAGGCACTACAACAGTATTGAGTGCAGGTGCCACAGCAGCATCTCCAACTGTTACACAATACAAATCGGCAGTATGCATTAAAACCGGCACTGATAGTTGGTATGTAGTAGGCGGTATTGCTTAATGATTGGCAATATAGTCGCAGGCACATTAAGTGGAGCGGTAGTTGCACCAACTACTTTAGATGTTGATTATTTAGTTGTTGCTGGTGGTGGTGGCGCATCTGGTGGCGGTGGCGGTGCTGGTGGATTAAGAACAGCAACAGCCTATACATTAAACATTGGTTCAAGTTATACAGTAACTATTGGCGGTGGTGGTACTGGTGGAGTAAATACTTCTTCAAGTGGTACAGCTGGTAGTAATTCAGTTTTTGCAACTATTACTTGTGTTGGCGGTGGCTTAGGCGCAGGTGGTGGAAATGGAAACGCTATAAATGGCGGTAATGGTGGATCAGGCGGCGGAGCTTGGGCATATAACAATACTTCTAGTCCTAGCGGCGGTACAGGAACATCTGGTGAAGGTAACGCAGGTGGAGCAGTATCTGGCGGTGTATCTGTAAACGCAGCAGGTGGAGCAGGCGGCGGATCGGGAGCAGCTGGTAATGCATCAATTGGTGGCTTAGACGGTGGAGCACCAAGTTATCAAAACGCAGTTAAAGCAGCAGGCACATCATCATCAATTACTGGATCAAGCGTTACTTATGCACAAGGTGGCCGAGGATATCACTCTGCTGGTGCTTACACACCTGTAGATGGTGGAGCTAATACTGGCACTGCTGGCGATGCACCTCAAAACGGTGGTGGCGGTCAAACAGGTAAAAATGGTGGATCAGGAATTGTTGTAATTAAATATCCCAACACTTCTGCGGATTTAACTTCTATTGGCGGTGGATTAACTTACACTTTTACAAATACTGGTGGAAATAAAATCTACAAGTTCACTGCTGGAACAGGATCGATAACCATATAATGGCACATTACGCTTTTTTAGATGAAAATAATGTAGTAACTGAGGTTATTACAGGTGTTGACGAAACCGAGTTAATTGAAGGCTTAGACACTGAAACTTGGTATGGAAACTTTAGAGGGCAAGTTTGCAAGCGCACATCATATAACGGCAATATACGTAAAAACTATGCAGGAATTGGTTATACCTACGATGTAACTAGAGATGCTTTTATTGCCCCAAAACCTGATGATGCTATTGGATTTAATGAAGAAACTTGCCAATGGATAGTTCCAGAGTCTGAGTTATGAAACCGTGGTTATGTGCAGCAGGGGTAGAGCTTAGAGATGCCGTTACTACCTGGTATCCAGATCGCAGGACTACAGCTGATGGATGGATCGGTGATGCTCGTCATTCCACGAGAAAATCAGATCATAACCCAGACAACACAGGGTGTGTCCGAGCCGTTGATATTGATTCTAGGCTGGATTCATCCGAGGGGCTCTCAGTTTATTTGGCTGACCAAATCAGGCAATGCGCAAAAACCGATAAACGCATATCTTATGTAATCCATAACGGCAAGATAGCAAGCAAGATCTTGGGCTATAGATGGCGAACATACAAGGGCTATAACAAACACACTAAACACATACACATCAGTTTTACAAAGGCCGGCGATTTCGATGGAAAACCATTCGACATCCCATTACTAGGGGGCAAAATATGAACATGAAAAATCCATACATTCTAACTGCTGGTGCATTTCTATCAGCTTGGGCAGCATCCAATTTTGCAGCTGACTACCGCTCTATTCTTTGGGCTGTACTTGCAGGTGTATTTGGGTATGCAACTCCGAAGAAATGAGTCCAGCGGAATGGGCTGGTTTTGGCGCAGGCGTTATCGCCGTGCTATCAGGCGTGCTAATCGGATTACGTTTTCTAGTTAGAGGCTGGCTTAATGAGTTGCGCCCTAACGGTGGCTCATCTATGAAAGATCAATTAACACGATTAGAACAGCGTGTCGATGATCTCTTTGTCTTAATTAGTAAGCGATAATTTTATTATGGCAACTACACGCAAGCGCAAAAAGATTAACAGGCGCAGAGTTCGCAAGACTCCTGATCCTTTATCTAAGCTAGAAGTGTTTTATATCGCCAAGCATGAAATGTATAAAGCTGCACGCAAGGCTGGTTTCAGCGAGTCTGTTGCGCTGTATCTAATGGATAGCCCAGAGTCTATGCCCGATTGGGTCGTAGGCGATGAAGGCATAATCCCTCGTATTCCTACTCCAGATGAGGAAGAAGATTAAGCGCATAGCGTTTGTTAGCGATCTTCAAGTACCATTTTATAACGAAGCAATAGTTAAGTCGGTTGGCCGTTTCCTGGGTAAATGGAAACCACATCGCACTATCTGCATTGGTGATGAGATTGATCTGCCACAGCTAGGTGGCTTTAATGCCAACACCATTGATGAGATGGTAGGCAACATCCACGAAGATCGACAGCTGACCCAAGAGGTATTAAGTTATCTAGGCGTTACAGATGTGGTGGGTAGCAACCACGGCATTAGACTTTATCGATCTATTAAGAAGCGGCTACCAAGTTTTCTTAATTTGCCTGAGATGCAATACGAGCGATTCATGGGCTACGACAAGCTAGGCATCAAGTTTGCACCACAGGGCATCGACTGGGCACCAGGCTGGATTGCAGTCCATGGCGACACTTTTCCCATATCTCAGATACCTGGCCAAACGGCCTTAAATGGGGCTAGAAGGCATGGAAAGAGCGTGGTGTGTGGGCATACCCATAGACTAGGCCAATCGGCCTTTACAGAGGCATCTAGAGGCCAATTTGGGCGTACTGTATGGGGTGTTGAGGTCGGTTGTATGGTAGATTTATCTTCAAGCGGTATGGCC